ACGTAGAGGCCTCTGGTCCCCAATACTACCGCGTTGCCAGCGCACTTACTGGCATGGGCGCAGCTCTGGCTGGCATCAGCAATCCTGATCAAGCCAAGGCCCTCATCGCCCAGCAGGCGTCCATGCAGAAGCAGGCGGTAGACCCAGGTACTTGGGGTGTACACACCTTGCCTGACGGCACCAGCTTCTACTTCAACAACAAGACGCGCCAGACGATCCCGATCCCCGGCAAGTTCGTGAAGCCGCAGGAAGACCCCTACGTCGAAACGGCGAAGAAGGAAGAAGCCAAGGCGATCAGCAAGCAGGGTAACGACATCCACGAAGCGGCTAACGCTGCGGCGTCGATGGCTCCTGACATTGCGACCCTTGAGCGCGTCATCAACACACCCGGCGTTGAACAAGGCATCCTTGGTCCAGCACGCAACACGCTGAACAAGATTTACACCACGTTCGGCTTTGGTGATCCCAAGGCCGCCTCCGACGCTGATTTGCTCAGCTCCATCGGCAGCAAGACTGCGCTCCAGATTGCGCAGAACGGCGGCACGAAAATCCTCCCGGGCTCGTTCTCGAACAGCGACCGTGACTTGGTGTTGAAGATGGGTAACGGCGAAGGCCTCACCCATGACGCCAACGTGCAGCTGCTTCAGGCGATGAAGATCCACAACAAGCGCCTTGAGGAAGTAGACGCCATCCGTCAGGAACATTCTGACCGCAACGGCGGCTACCTCACACCGTCGTTCCGCAAGGACCTCGCTCAGCTGCGATCCAAGTGGAACGAAGAGAACAAGGCACGCGACGAAGCTAACGCATCGCGAGCGAAACCCGCCGCCACTGCAGCAAAGCCTGCTTTGGCAATCGACCACAGCGCCATCGACGCTGAATTGAAGCGTAGAGGACTACGATAACATGGACCTGACGAAACTTTCGGACGCCGACCTGCTGGCGCTAAACGCTGGCGATTACTCCAAGATGAGTGATGACGGGCTGCGTGCGCTGAAGTCTTCGTCAGCTCCTGAGCCCTCTGGCGTAGCCGCAGGCGCGATGCACGGCGCTATGGAGATTGTCCATGGCCCTGCCGAGACGCTAAAGCGCTTCGCAGGTGTTGGCCCCGGCCGTAAGGTGGACGATCCCAACTACGTCCCGGCGAACGTCACGAACGGCACGTGGGACTTCACGAAGTGGAATGGCTCTCAGCTGCTGCAGAAGGTGGCCGAGCTGGCCCCCAGCGTGGTCCCTGACTACGCCGCAGGTGCCGCAGGTGCCAAGGTTGGCAAGAAGTTCGGTGGCATCAAAGGTGCCGCCCTCGGCGCACTCCTCGGCGCAGCCCTCTCGGGCACCGCACGTACAGCAGGTGACACAGCCAAAGAAGTGACTGTGGCCCGCACAGGCGATGCGAACGCACCGAGCAGCACTGCCGACCTCGTGCGCGGCGGCGCTACCGCAGGCGCAGCCTCCCTCGCTGGCTCCCTCCTCCCGGCCCGACTGGCTGGCGCGGTGTCGCCCCTCGGCTCCGTAGGCACCGCAGGCGCACTCGACGCAGCCAAGCGATACGGCCTCACGACCGCGCTCTCTGGCGCAGGCGCTGTGGGCTCCGACGCGATCACGCAGGCCGGTACCACCATTGGCACCGACAAAGGCCTGACGATTGATCCCTCGCGCTTCCCTGAGGCGTTCGCTGGTGGCATAGCGACCGGCGCTGTCATGGCTGCCCCGAAGTTCGCTGGTGACGCAGCTCGTGCTGCCAACAACCGCGAGTTCGGCGGCGCTAACAAGGAAGCCACTGCGAACTACGCCACACGTCTTGCCGATCACGGCGAAGGCATTGGCGGCCTCGGCAACTCCATCCGTGACGCCAAGGCTCAGAAGCTCGTCAAGGACGACCTCAAGAATGAGCTGGGCAACGCGGTCAAGGACATCAAGGGTCTGAGCCCCGACGCGGACAACGCTGTCTCGCGCGCAGTCAAAGACGAGACGATCACGCCCAAGGACCTTGAGCTGATCGAGAAGGAAACCGCTGCGCACCCTGATGGGGCCAACGCGGCATACCTGGCCCGCACACTTCGCGTGGCGCAGCTTGCGCAAAGCAAAGGCTCCTACAAGAACGACCGCTGGGCAGGCGGCGTCTCAGGCGCGTTCGACGCGAACATCGGCTACATGCTGAACCCGTTCCGTGGTGCGACAGGCCTCGTGGCCTCTGGCCTCGGCGTCAACCTCCTCGGATCGAGCAGCCCGAAAGTCGCGGCCGCCGCGCTGGGCACGTACGGCATCGCACGAGCAATCGACAGCATGACCGGCATGCGCTCGCCTGCGCAGACGATGGCTGAGCACTTCGCGGATCGTAGCGCACAGCTGCGGCTCCCGCAGACACAGCCTCCGCAGCCTCAACAGCCGCAGGGTCCAGTACCCAATGGCCCGTGGAACCCCGCGCCTCCTGCGCCCGCTTATGGGCCGACAGGCGCTGTCACAGGACTGAACCCTGTTGCGCAGCCGCCGTGGGGACCGCGTCCGCTACCGACGACCTCTGTGCCCCAACAGGCTGCACCGGGTCTTACACCGGCTCCCGCACCGGCTCCGACGCCCAGCACGATCAATCCTCTCGCTCTCCCGCGAGACATCACCACGCCTGCAAAGAACGTGGTCAACGGACTGATGCTGGCTCAAAAGCTGAAGCAGGATGCGCAGGCAAAGGATGCCGTCTCTTCGCTGCCGTCACCCTTGATGGACGAGGCTCCGCTCAACGTGACGGACAATCCCCAGATCGGGAAACGTGCCTCACAGCTGGTCAGTGCCGCAAAGGCGCTCCAGAAGTACACCGGAGCCGACGTACAGGCGAAGGAAGAGGCGCAGGCGCAGAAAGCTAACGAACTGGCCTTGAAGGCTCAAGACCGTGAAGCTGCCAAGGATGCAAAGGTGAAAGCCCGCATCAAGGAGCAGGAAACACGTGCAAAGGCGAAAGCCGAAGCCACCAAGGCCAAGGAAGATGCGAAGCTAGAACTGGCGAAGGTCAAGGCTGCAGCCGCAGCTGTGAAACAAGCTCAACGTCGGCCCTCTGCGGCCAGCTTGAGTTCTGCGTCTTCTGGCGTGACGGCGGATGTACCCGCACCGAAGAAGATCACCAAAGCCAACGGAAAGGTCGAAGCGGACGCACCTGCTTTGAGCATCCCTTACGAACCTCTTGCTGAGGAATACCTCTATCCCAAGGGCATCTCCCCGAAGGAGTACGCTAAGCGTGAAGCCGCCTCCAAAGGCAAGGCAGGAAACGCAGTGTACGAAGGTAAGGCCGAAGCGTCCGAGCGCCGCCGACAAGGCATCGCCAGCGACCTGAAGGCCAAGCACCCGACGGCAGCACGAGCAATCGACTGGCTGCAGCGAGAGCTTCAACGTGTCGGCGTCAATCCTCACGATGTCGAACGAGCAATCAAACACGCTCAAGACAACGTCACTGACGACGTCGCATCAGCACTGGAAGCATTCAAGAAGTGACCGAAAAGACTGTGAGGGGACCTCGAAAGAAGTCCTCTCGCGTCCGGCTTTTGCGCGCTCCCAACGGCTTCTCCGAACGCTTAAAGGCGCTTTGGCAGCAGCCTGAGTTCAGGGAGAAGATGCGCCTGCGCGATGAAAAGCGTTTGGCTTCACGCGCTGCCATGGACGTACCATACACAAGAGCCGGTGTCCCCGATGGGATGCGTAAGGCTGACGTAGCACCCCTGTGGGCGCGTGCTCGTGAACTAGCAGACAGGTTTATCAAGATCATGAAAGAGAAAGGCGAACTGCCTGACCTCGACTACCAACCGCTGCCCGGCATCACGGTGCCTAGCACGGACGAAGGTAAGGCTGAGGCTGCACTGAATGAAGCATTCGTGCTCGCAGTAGGCCCGTCCGACCAGAAGATCAAAATTCAAGCCATCAACACCGTTCTCAACTTCACCAAGTCGAAGCCTGAGAGCAAGTCCAAGCTGACGCTCGCGAAGGCCGAAGACTTCCTGACGGAAATCGCCAACAGCGATGACTGAGCTTACCGAAGCCCAAATCCGGGCACGGAAGCGCCTCCTCAACGATTTCGAATACTACGCTAAGCACTGCGTCAAGATCAGGACGAAGCAGGGTAAGATTGCCCCGCTCGTCCTCAATCGTGTGCAGAAGCGCTTCCTGCGTATGATCATCGAGCAGTGGCAGCGCACCGGCAAAGTACGCTTCGTCGTGCTCAAGGCGCGACAGCAGGGTCTGTCTACCGTCATCTCAGCCTTCCAGTATTGGTGGCTGTCCCAACGCAAGGCCCAGAAGGGTCTCGTGATGGCGCACGAAGGCGACAGCACTACCGCCCTCCTCGACATGTACCGTCGTATCCACGACAACGTCCCCGACATTGTGCGTCCGAGCACGAAGTACCTCTCACGTAACGAGTTGAACTTCGACAAGCTCGACAGCGGCATGCGTGTCGCTACGGCAGGTGGTCGCGGTGTGGCTCGTGGTGAAACGCTCACCTTCTCGCACCTCTCTGAGGTCGCGTTCTGGCCTGTAGCGTTCGCTAACACAAACTTCAACGGTCTCGTGCAGGCCATCCCTGAAGAGAAGGACACCTTCATCTTCTTGGAGAGCACCGCACAAGGTGTGACCGGCAAGTTCTACGAGATGTATCAAGGCGCAGTGCGTCGAGACCATCTGTGGAACGGCTACGAGGTGTTCTTCTCCGCGTGGTTCGAAAGCGATGAGTATCGCGAGACCCCGCCTGCTGATTTCCAGCGTACACCCGAAGAAGAAGAGCTGATCGCTCTCTTCCACGACCAAGGTCTCACCACCAACGACCAGCTGTATTGGCGTCGAAAGAAAATCGGCACCAGCGGCATCGACCTGTTCAAGCAGGAATACCCTGCGACCCCTGAGGAAGCCTTCCTCTCCACCGGCCGCCCTATCTTCAACACCGAGAGCCTCAACGCTCGCCTGCAGAAGGCGAAGGCCAAGCCGCCGCTCAGGCAGATGGCTTGTGAGGTTCGTTACGATCAGAAGACAGGCAAACCGCTCCCGCTGCGGGTCCTCGAAGAGAACTCCCGTGGTGAGCTGCTGATCTATCGCGAACGCTCCGAGACCGAAAGCTACACCATTGGTGCAGACGTCGGCATGGGCATCCGGGGTGGTGTCAAAGGCCGCAAGGAGGGCGACAGCAGTGTGGCCCAAATCCTCGACAGCCAGCGGCGTCAGGTCGCTGTGTGGCGTGGCATCTGTCACCCCGACGTGTTTGCCAACATCCTCGTGACGCTTGGCTACCACTACAACAGCGCGACCATCGCGCCAGAACGCAACAACCACGGCCTCGTAACCTGCGTGGCCCTGCGTGATGCGAACTACCCCTACATCTACACCGAGCAGCCTGAGGGTACGCTTGAGGACAGAGACAGCATCAACCTGGGCTTCTTCACCTCCGAGCGTACCAAGCCTCTTATCATCGACAAGCTCCGTGAACTCGACCGCGAAGGCGGCATCGAGATCAGTGACCCAACCACGTTGGCAGAAATGATGACGTTCGTCGTCACTGAGAACGGAAAGATGGAAGCTGAGGGCGGCACGCACGACGACTGTGTCATGGCACTCGCCATCGCAGCGTACGTCTCCGACGACGCGTGGACGCCCGTAGAAGTCACCGACGAATTTTACACTGAAGCAATATAACCAAGGACCGTAATGGCGAAGAAGCCATCTATTCTCAAGGATGAAGAAATCCTCGCTAAGGTTTCCGCCAAGTCCCAGAGCAGCGTCAACTGGTTCGACAGCCGCCTCTCCAAAGAGCGCGAGCGCGTAACCCGCTATCTCAACGGCGACCTACCGAAGCGAACCAGCGAAGGCTCTTCGTCTTACGTTTCGTCTGACGTCTACGACAGCGTCCAGATGATGACTGCTCAACAGCTAGAAGTGTTCGCCGGTGGCGAGCAGATTGCACAGTTCGATCCTGACCAAGACATGGACATCGAGAACTGCCGCATTGCTACTGAGTGCGCCCGCTACGTAATTTTCAGGGAGAACAAGGGCTACAACATCTTCAACAGCGTGATCTACGACGGCCTCACCGCGCGTGCTGGCATCGCCAAGGTCTACTGGGAAGAGCGCTTCACCAC